ACTCCAATTCCAGGGACTCCACCATATCCGTCAGTTTGATCTCCAGAAATAGATTGAATAAGGTGCCAAGCTGCTCCGCCTTCAGGCGTGATTGTGAATACTTCATCAAAGTTGTATAACTGTCCAGGGATCTGTCTCATATCCTTATCAGGTGAGGCAATGATATTCCCTGGGTATTTGGTAGCATAAATGCCCATTGCATCATCGGCTTCCAAACCAGGTTTAATGATAACCTTATACTCTTTCTTAAGAGCATTGATGACACGTTTGTAACCGCAAGGTTTCTTACGATTACGATGGCCTTTATATTCGGGCAGAATTTTTTTCCTAAAGTTTATACTGTCAGAAAAGAACAGTATCATAGAAGAGAATGATCCAAGTTTGTCTCCAATCCTGGTAAGTTCTCTTTTTGTTGCGTTATAAGCTTCACGGAAGTTAGAAGTAACAAGGATGACATCATCACCAAAGTCTACTTCTGTTTCCGCAGCAGCGCAAGATTTGTAAACGATGAAATCAGCATCGCATAATATTTTCATAATCAGTGTACATCTGCCCACGTCAAACCACTTTTGGACTCAGCGCTAATAGGGCATCTTAATTTATAATATTCACCAGCCTGTGTAGCAGACAATTCTAGTAAGAATTTTAAATCTTCTGCGTCTTCTTCTTTGCATTCAAATTGTAGTTCATCATGAACGAATGCAAGTTGTCTAGCAGATTTAGGGAGATTTTCATGGGTTATGACCATCCATCTCTTCGCGAGGATCGCTGAGGATCCTTGGAGGAGGTAGTTAAGAGACTTGTGCCTCGAGTCAACGAGGAGCTTACGGTTATCCAATCCGCGAACATAACCCCTCTCACTAGCTTTGTGTACTGCTTCCAGCAGCTCTTTAAGGCCAGGTATGGCATCAATATAAGCTGCACGGATTTCTTTTCCCTTCGCCCTAGCTTTGGTTTCCGATAGTTGCTTATCATAGGAGTAACCTATTTTGGCATCTCCGGCTCCGTAGAGGAAGGCGTAGGTGACGGTTTTGACGAGCTTTCGGGAGATCCCAATCCGCTCGGCATTTGTGGCGTGGATATCTCCGGTAGTGAGGATTCGGGAATAGCGTCCTTCATCGTATCTAGCGAGATAGTGGGCAAGCATCCGTAGCTCAACCCCGCTAAGGTCAGAACCGCACATAACGAGGCCAGGCGTCGCGGTGAATAGTTTTCTAAATTCTTCATTTGATGGTACTTGTGCTAAATTTGGTGATCTGTGGGCACATCTAAAGGTAGATGTAGCCACTGAACAGTGATGATGGATACGACTAGACGTCGTAACAAGCTTCTGCCATGCGTTGACGCCTTCTGATATCATCCCAAGCTGCTTGGTCAGATCCAGTAGTGTCAGAAAACTCAGAGCTATATCCGATCCAAGTTCTTTTAATACGGTCTCGTCGATAACCGCCTTCCCTGAGGCAGTCATTGATGAAGGCGTCCAGCCATAATGTGTTTTCAATATCCATGAAATATGGTCCCTAGATGTAGGGTTAAGCTCCTTTAGTTTTGTAAGTGGACAGCCTTCGACGTACCCTTGGCGGCTATTATTTCTTTTAGGAGTAAATTCCTGTCCTGCGACGTAAGGGTGCCTGTTTCGTAATACCTGAGTAGTCTCTTCATACTTAATTCTGAGAGCAGACTCAAGTTTCCGTGCAGCATGTTCGTTAAAATACCATCCATGGATTTCTTGTTCAGTAAGTATTTGTGCTACCTGATGTTCTAACGAGACCCATTCAGGTAGGGGTGAAAGTGTTGACATAATTTGTTGGTAACAACAACGTCTTGAACGCAATAGTCTTGCATCTCTTGACTCCATTCTTTCCAGTCAGTAGTCTTTCCAAAGCTACCTTTGTATTCACCTAAGCGATAACCATAAGCTTCGAGAGAGTGTCGACCATATAATTGTAACGGCATATGTTTCCAATTCCGTCTCTTATCTATATCGAGTAAATTCGGATGATATAAGCGAGATAACAAAAGAGTATCAACAATAATCCCCCTAGGATTGAAATAGGGATAGAGCCGCTTAATAATAGGCAAGTCAAAGCCGATAATATTGTGACCGACAAGAACATCAGCCGTTTCAAGCCAGCTGATGGCAGTGGTGATGGAATAATTGCTACCCATTGGTGCATCTTCCTTAATATCAAGGCCAGCTGTAGCATAACTTTCATCATTAAAGGTTTCAGTACGATCCTCTTGCCCCCAATGGAGCGCCATACAGTGGATACGTGTGGCATTTTTAAGTAGACCGTTTGTTTCTAGGTCGAAGATTATTGTCCCCACTCCATTGGTAGGTTTTGTCAACAAACTTGGACTTTTCAATTGCTTCTTGCGTTGGTGGGTTAGGTTTTTTTAATTGATTTTCCCAGTGTTTCTCAGCATCCCATTTCCTCATATGAGCATTCCATGGGTGCTCCCATATTCTTTTATCAGAAATCTGTTGCTGGGTTAAATTCGGGCGTAACTTCATGTTCAATAAATCTGCAGGTGTTTAAGTCATAATCAAGTTCACAGGCTATACCTGTTTCGCCTGAATAACGATTCTTAAGGACTCTAACAGTTGTAAAGCTTCGTTCGCTTCCACTCTGCTGATCTCTTTCGAGCGCAACGACCGAATCAGAAATTTGAGCGATGGAATGAGATCCTCTAAGCGAGGACAAACTAACTCTTCCTCCTTCTTCGTGCGAAGTCCTATCATTTCCGCTTCTCCGTAAATGTGATACTAAAAATAATGCAATACCAGTTCGTTCTACAAGAGAGCGTAACCTAGTCATAGTAAGGTCTATCATGCGACGTTCATCGCCATCAAGACCACTCAATAATATACTCAAGTGATCGAGGAATATAACACGACACTCCAATCCGGTCGCCATGTATTCGATTCTATTATAGATGATATCTGGATCAAAACTTCCAAAACCATCAAACAAATAGAGATTCCAATCAGCAATAGTAGCTCCGAACGCTGTTGAGAGTTCTTCTTCACTGTGTTCACCTAAATGTAGGTTTCGTTTAACAGCAGTGGACATTAACCCTAAAGCTGTTCTTCGATTACTTGCTTCAAGTTCCAAGATCCCAACCGATTCCCCCTTTTGGAGGAGGTCAGTTGCAATGTGACGCATGATTGAGGTCTTTCCTGAACCAGAGCCAGCAGTAAATGTTGTAAGTTCTCCATACCGGATCCCGTGTAGCTTCTTATTGAGTCCTGAGAATGGATATTCGTGGTCATAAGGAGTTTGTGGTGTGGTTACAGTTTCAAGGAGAGTCTTTCCATCAATAATACCATCTGGTCTATAAGGTTTGGCATCCCATATCGCCTTTCTAATTGCTTCAGCATCGTGAGCTTGTAAAGCTTCCGAGGCGTCCTTGTATGATTCGAGGCGAGCGATCTTAACCTTGCCAGGTGGTAAGACGCTAGCCGCTTCCTCCGCCGCCTTACGGCCTGGTTCATCGTTATCTGTGAAGAGTATGATCTCTTCGTATCCCTGTAATAATGGGATCTGCTTTTGAACGTCCTTACGTGCTGAAGCGGCACCATGGGGTAGAGAAACCATTGGCCATCCTGGCATAGCTTCATAGCACGATGCAGCATCTAATTCACCTTCAGTAATAACAATACGTTTACCAACACTAGGGAAACGGTGCTGCCCAAATAAGGTATTAGTAGAGACTCCTTCATATCTAAAGTCCTTTCGTTTTTGTTTTATTTTTACACCTTGTAATATACCTGATTCATCATGATATGGGAACCTTAATGTATCCCCATCTCTATATATTTGATAGAATTGATTAGTTTTCTCAGATATATTTCTTTTCTGCAGCCGTTCGGCTGAGCCTGTAAGGTGTACAGTCTTTGACATTTGGTGATTGTGAATAACATCATCGTCACCTGGTGTCCTATCATGACAAACAAAACACCAGGTGTGGCCATCAGAATACAATGATTTTGCATCTGATGATCCGCAATTTTCGCAAGGCATGTGCCTAACGAACTCGTTTTCGGTCATTAGACTAACCAATCGAGTGGGATATTATGGTAAGAAGTCCATGGTATATCGTGTTTATCGCACCATTGAGCGTAAGTTGTTTTACTTTTCTTTGAAATCCTATTAAACGGGGATTGAAAGACCATTCTCAGGTCAATGTCTGGGTTATCACGCTTGACTGCCAGTATTTTCCGACGGTCGTCTGCTGCCCAGTATCCTTTTGCTTCAAGGTAGACATAGTTAGGTAGAACAAAATCAGGAGTGTAATTGTGCTCAATTGTATAGCTAAGTTTCTCAGACTCATATTTATATTTAATACCTAGTCCATCTAAAAGACCGCCGACTTGTTCCTCCAGACCTGATCTGAATTTAGAAGTCTTCGTCGTCTTCTTCATTGGTTGTTGGTGTTACATTTGGATCTGCTGTTTTAAATCCTGATGATTTACCGAATAATTCAGCTACTTGATCAGCACTTAAATCGCCTGTATCGACGCCAGCTTCACCCTTTACTGAGACAACTTGTACACCAACCAACTTAAGGCTACTACCATAGGTAACCCCATCCCGTAGAATATAAGGCTTTTGATAGAAACCCAGTTTAACAGTAGATCCTGCATATAATGGTGTTTTAGTATCAGTAACTTGGGTACCCTCAGTGTCTACCACTGGAGGACGATTCTCTTCATTCCAAGAGAACTTGATTTTATATTTACCATCAGAGACTTCTTCCCATGGCTCAGGCTTGAGCGTGGATCTCTTAGGATTTTTCAGTTTAGACTCAGCCCACTTAAGGACTTCAGACCTTTCTGTTTCTAGTTTGTCGATAACTTTGTCATCAACAATAGCCGATAGAGAATAGCCAAACTTACTAGGAGCTAGTATAGCCTGGAAACCTTCTAAAGTTACAGGTTTGTCAGTTTTATGAATAGTTCTACTCACCTGTTAATGCCTCTTCTAAGGATTGAGGCTCAAGTTCAGCAGCTAATTCATCACGATACTCTTCAAGTTGGAGTAATCTTTCATTGACTGCTTCAAGTTGCTTCTCCTTTTGCTCTCTTTCAGCTTGTTTTAGTCGCTCTTCAGAGACAACAATTATAGTTGGAGGAGAGAAAAAGCTATTGAATAGTGTTGGATACATTTAACAGAAAAAATAAGTGGAATCAATTACGGATTCTGGTTTCAGATCTCCAATAATCGGGGGTTTGGTCTTCGCTCCTATCTGTTGGGCGAAGTCAGTTAAGTAGTCACGTTCTGCAAACAAGTGCATGTACGTTTCTCTTACTATTGTAGCAAGTAAACTCATATCTGTGGCTCGTGTTAGCACACTGTCATGAATCAATGCTATTGGTGCGTCAAACCTCTTGACACTCAGATGTAATAAGCTTGCATCTAGTGAATGTATAAGGTTAGGTGCAGTTGCAGCTTTATGTCTGCTTCTGTCTACTTGATCTCCATCCTCAGTAGCAACAGTCAAACGACATCGACCTAATAACTTAAGGTCAACTGTTTGTACTTTCTTCTTCATTAAACGTTGAACTACTACAAATCCAGATGGTGTAACCCATTCTAGGTGTGTAGACCCTTGCTTAATAGCATTAGCTACTTCAGTTTCAATCCATTTCATTACTGACATTGGACCAGGAACTACATCGGCCATAGCCTGCCTAACAGCAGCGACCGTGATTGTGAGATCATCTTTATCTATTTCTATACCTTTCTCTTCTAATGCATCCCTAATATAAGAACGATTAGAGAAAGGTTTAGCGTTGTACGGAATAGTCATAACAGTACGCTTTACGCACTTACGATCCCATACTTCATGTAACTTTTCGGGGATGTTACACTTAGACACATCAGCCACTACTTTATAAGCGTCTTGAGGTCTAGGTGATGGTAACACATTTACTAGTTGAGCAGTCGATTTATCCATAGCCAATCCGGCTAAGATCTGAAGACCACTACATGTAGCGTCTGTCGCTACCATAAGTCCAGTAGTCTTGCGTTCTTTAGTAATGACACATTTATAGTATTCATCACACGCTGCTAAGAACTGCCAAGGTTCCTCTGCTGCCTCCCAATCAGGAAGGTAAGTGATAGGATCTTTAGCTACGTTCTCAATAAGACCACTATTATCTATAACCCATTTCTGTCTTTCTTCCCAAGTATCTTTATCTCTACCATAGGTAGTAGCACACTGGAAAGCTAGCCATTTATGAGCTTCAAAAGTAACAGGTGACTCATTAGAAAATCTTATCAATGACTTTCCAAAGTCAGTATCTTGAGGTGTTAAGAAAGCTGGGATAGGATATGACCTACCTCTATAATCAAAAGACCACGGTATATAAAAGACATCTCTATCTTTAAACTTAGCTACCGCCTTCATTGTCATCCTTGTTCTACAAGAACGTCTTGTCTCTTGTGCTCTCTTATTCATTACCTCCGCCGCTGCTCTTCTATATCCTTTCCGAGCATCTTCATTACTATCTATATCCACTGGTTTAGGTGGTAGATCGTATTGAATGACAGGTAGAAACTTTCCTACTCCCACTCCTTTCTCTTGTAGAAATTCGGCTATCTCTACTATGAAGGGATTTAGCTTGTATCCTACTTTCTGAATCTTGTTCAAATAGTCGAGTGGTGTTTCTCCCTGTATACGGTGGCGCTCGCCCCTTCTCACCAAATCGTGTCCCTGCATGACTTCATTGAGCATATAACCGCCTTGAGAACCATCACGTCCCCAATCATTCGGTTCAACCAACATAGGCCAAGCAAGAGGTGAAAAGATCTCAGCATTTGCCATTACCTCGTCCTTGATATCTAAAAACTCAGGAGTTGGTAATACATAGGTAATAGTCTTACGTCCTTCTCTTAACTTTTCATGTGTAAACCAGCCACTCGATTCCATAATACAATCAAGTAACCAACCGCCTAACTTAACACGTATAGCACGACCCCATGGCGTCCATGATTTAACATTATAACGATTCATTAGTGTTTGAATCACTACAATCTTTTGTTGAGTTCCTATTGATTTATGCCAATAGTTCTTCTTTAATGTTTCAAGTAAACCAGGAGCTTCAGTTTCATAATGACGCATCTGACATTCATCTTCAACAGCATGACCTATTGAATCGCATACATTAACAGCATAATTACTACCTTCTTTAAAGCTAAATACTTTATCAAATGTAATCTTACATGCTATTGCAGCAGCAGCCAATGGCTCTATATCCGCCAGGTGATA